GAACACACAAAGAAACTTATTTCTGAAGGAACAGAAGCAGAAAAATCCGCGGCAATTGTTAAAGTTTTAAATTCAACATACAAAGGTTTTAATGAAGAATTAAGAAATACGCCTGAAGGCCAAATGCAAGCGTTAAGAAATGATTTTGATAAACTTAAAGAAGATTTAGGTAAATCACTTTTGCCCGCGTTTAGAGCCGTTATGGGTTTTCTTTCTGGAACTGTTATACCTGGCTTGCGTTCTTTAGGTAAATTTGTTAAAGAAAATTCAACAATAATTATGGCATTGACTGGCGCGGTTGTTGCTGGTGTTGTGGCATGGAAAGCGTATAGAGCAATACTTGTTATTACTTCAACAGTAGCAAAAGTGTACACAGCGGTTTTAACTGTTATGAAAACAGGAACATTAGCATCTATTGCATCTACTAATGGACTTGCCGCATCTATGCTCAAACTAAATGCAACTATGCGAGCAAACCCAATTGGTGTAATTGTCACTGCTGTTGCATTGCTTGCAACAGGTTTTGTAATTTTATACAAAAAAAGCGAAACATTTAGAAACGGCGTTGCCACTGTTGCTAAGGCTGTTCTTAGTTTTGTAGCGTTTATGATCCGCGCATGGGGCGAATACATAACAATTGTAATGAAGGTTGTTACAGGGCCAATGAGATTATTCTTAACAGTTTTGTCTAAATTACCTGGTATCGGTGGAGCGGCTAAGGCTGGATTAAAACTAATCAATGCTGGAATTGAAGGCGTTGGAGATACCGCAAGTAAGGTTGCAGATAAAATTGAAGGACTTAAAAAGAATGTAGATAGTTTCACTGCCGCACAAAATAAAACTAAAGTCAAAGATAAAGAAACAACAGGTGGTGGTGGCGGCGGTGGCGGCGGTGGTGATACCGTAGATGAAAAAGCAAGAAAAGCGGCTGAAAAGGCTAAAAAGGCATTAGAGAAATACAAAAAAGAAGTTACTGATATTTATGCTGACATAAATGAGGCTGTTGCTGACGCGCAAGAAAAAGCAGATGAAGAACTAATTCAACGCAATGAACGCATGCTTGAAGCGCATAAAAATTATGATGAAAGAGTTGCTGACTTACAAAAGAATTTTGCAGAAGCCAACTTAGAAGCAGAAAAAAATTACAATGACGCTGTTGTTGAATTGCAATACAGATACAATGACACAAAAGAAAAAGCAAATAAGCGTTACAAAGATACTTTAACTGAAGCAGAAAAGCGTTATGGCGAACGCATTATAGAAATTGAAAAAGATTACTCTGAAAAAAAGGCTGATCTTGTAAAGAAAAATCAAGAAACTATTGAAAAAGCAACTAAAGCGTACAATGATAAAATTGCCGATTTACAAACAAGGTATGATGAAGTAACTGCAAACGCTAAGAAAAATGCGGCTGAGAAAAAAGTAAACATTGAAAAAGATTACGGCAAAAAAATTGCTGATCTTACTAAAAACCTTGAAAACAAACTTTCAGATTTACGCGAAAGCGCTTCTAAGAGATCTGCTGATTTAACTAAGTCTGCCGCTGATAAGCAATTAAACATTGTTCAACAGTCAATGGATCGTTTGCGTAATGCTTTTGCTTCTAAAACAGGGTTTGATTTAGGCGAAGCCCTTGCTGGTGGAAGTCCTGAACAGGCATTAAATAAATTAAAAAAGAGTTTAGAAGAAGCCAAAAAGTTACAGGCTAACGCCGCGGCTCTTGCGGGCATGGGTTACAGTCAAGTTTTCATTGAAGAAATTGTTAAACAAGGCCCACAAGCAGGTAACAAAATTGCTGAAGCATTAAAAAATGCTTCTCCTGAAGCAACCGCTGAACTGCAATCTCTATACGGTGAAGTTCAAAATGTTTCAACTTATGGGTTAGATGCTCTTGCAACCACTATGAACCAGGGTGGCAAATTAGCAACAAAAGAATTAACTAATGCTTACAACGCTGTTTCAACAGATCTTACCGCCGCGCTAAGTCAAGTTCAACAAACCTTAAATGAAAATTTGGCTGACGCTAACGCTTCTTATTTAGACGCTATGGCTGAAGCCAAAATTAACCGTGATGAAAGATTGGCAGAAGCCGAAAGCGCACTGTTAGAAGCGTTGGCTTCCGCTAAAAAAGATCTTAATGATGGCCTTGCTGATGCTCTTAAAACAATGAATGAAGCAATAATTGAAGCAAACAAAGATTTGGCTGAAGGTTTAGCAGAAGCAGAAAAAAATTATTTAGAAAATTTGGCTAAGGCTAAAAAAGATCTTGATGACGCAATAGCAGATGCCGCAAAAACACTTGCAGAAACTATGGCTGAAGCGCAAAAAGATCTTGATAAAGGTATGGCTGATGCGGCTAAATCGCTTAAAGAAGCCCGTGAAAAGGCTCAGAAAGATCTTGCTGAAGGGTTAGCAGACGCGGCTAAAACTTTGCAAGACGCTTTATTAGAGGCTCAAAAAAATTATGAAAAAGCCATTGATAAAATTAACAAATCAACTTCTGATAAGTTGGCTGACCTAAAACAAAAATTGTCTGAAGTTGCGGCTGAAATGGCTAAATTGGGTACAGCCGCGGGATCAAAAGCGGCGGTTGCGGCTATTACAAACGCCCCTGGTTATGTTCCTATTATTCCTCAAGGCACACCTGGCGGCGGCATTGTTGGTTTGGGTGACAAATTAACTGGCAATACAACCGTAATTACTCAAACATTTAACAACGCTATTGTTGATCCTAGTCAAGTTAGAGATGCTACCGTTAGCGGAATTAAATACGGTGACGCTGTAACTATCTCAGGTGTTTACAGACCAGGAAGGATATTAGAATAATGACTACTTTAACTCAAGTTTATTCATTTGCCTTTAATGGTCAAGTATTTGGCGGCGCTAACTCTCCCTACCAAATTTTAAGCGTTGATGGCCTTGAGTCATTGCCTGGTATCCGTAATCAAGATGATGACCGTGGATACCATGATGGCATGTTTACGGGCCGTGACTTTTTGGCTGGCAGAACAATCTCAATAATTTTTAATACTTTTGCTTTAGGTGCTAATTCAGCCCAACAAAATTACAACATTATGCAAAGCACATTGTTGCCACAAACATCAGGCACAACACCGCTTTATTTTAAATTTCCTAACAGCCCTACATCTGAACAATTTGTAAATGCCCGTGTGCGCGCTTTGCGTACAACCGTAGATCCAAATTACACATACGGTTACATTACATCTCAGGTTGAATTTTTTTGCCCTGATCCAAATTACTACGATAACAATTTACAAACTTCTGTTATGTCTATAACAGCCGCGTTAGGTCGCACATACAATAAAACATTTAATTACACATACGGCGGCGGTTCTTCAACAATTACTACAACAATTTCAAACATTGGTTGGGGTACTGCTTATCCAACAATCACAATTACAGGCCCAATTACAAATCCTATTGTTGGTGATTTAACAAGTGGAAACACGCTTAATTTTACTGGCAGTTATACTGCTTTGGACACTTTAGAAATTGATTTGTACAATCAATTGATTACATTAAATGGCTCTCCTGCTCGTAATCTTCTAATTTCAGGCACATGGTTTGATGCACCACCAGGCAACTCTTTGTACTTTTTTACTGGCTCTAGCACATTAGCAGGAACTACTCAGGCTACCGTTTCTTGGTATTCTGCGTACATCTAAGGGAGAATAAATGACACTACAAACACCGCCATCATGGTTACAGGCAGGTTCTTATCCTGCTCAATATGACCGTTTAAATCAACAGGCTTTGTATGCCACAACAGGCATTATTGGTTCTTCTTCTATGGCTGTTACCGCTAATTCTCCTGCTGGTATGTCAGTACGCGTTGCTTCAGGTTGGGCCGCTGTTATTGGTACAACTACAAGCAACATGGGCGCTTACACTGCTTACAATGACGCAACTGTAACTTTAACTATTACAACTGCTGATCCAACAAACCCACGCATTGATCTTGTTTGCATGACCGTAAGAGATGCTTATTATTCAGGCGCAAGCAATGATGTAATTTATCAAGTTATTGCTGGAACTCCCGCTGGATCTCCTGTTGCTCCTACGCTACCTGCAAACTCAATTACATTAGCAACTGTTGCCGTTGGCGCGGCTGTTACTCAAATTAATTCAGGAAACATTACAGATACACGCGTAAACACAACAACAAATTTACCAACAGGTGACATAACAGAAGTGCAAGGTGGCACTGGCATTACAGTAACAAATGGAACTGGCCCTATTCCTTCCGTGGCTATTGACGCTACTGTTGCAACTTTGACTGGTTCTGAAACACTTACAAATAAAACTTTAACATCACCCGTTATCGCTACGCCAAAAATTTCATTAACCTACTCAGCAAAAACTGCTTCTTATACTTTTGTTTCAGGTGATGAAGGCAATTTATTTTCAATGAATAATGCCGCTACTCAACAATTTAACATTCCAACAGATGCAACATTTAATTTTGCTATTGGAACTCAATTCAATGTGTTTTGGATTACTGGTGCAGGTCAGCCAACAATAGGTGCAGTAACTCCAGGAACTACAACAGTTATTTCAACAGGCGCTACAAGTGCTACTCCAGAATTGCGCGTGGCTAACTCAATGGCAACAGCCATGAAAATTGCTGCTAATTCTTGGATAGTTATTGGAGATATTGAATAATGCCAATTCTAGGAATTATTGCAAGCAGTAGATTAAAAGTAATACCACCTCTAACTGTTAATTATTTAGTTGTAGCAGGTGGTGGTGGTGGTGGCAATGAGTTAGTTTCTCCAGCACAACCTTACGCTCGCGGTGGTGGCGGTGCTGGTGGACTTCGTTCCACAGTTACAGCAACAGGTGGTGGCGGAAGTTTAGAAACCGCACTTACTATCACTGGCTCTACAAACTACACAGTAACAGTTGGTGCAGGTGGCGCTCAAGGCGTTAAAGGTAGCAACTCGGTATTTAGCACTATAACTTCTATTGGCGGCGGTGCAGGTGCAAGCCCTTCTGCTGCGGCTTCTACCACAGGCGGAGATGGTGGTAGCGCTGGCGGTGGTGGTGGCTACGCACCTAGCGGTAGCGGAACTCCTACGGCAAATCAAGGTTTTGCAGGTGGTACAGGAAACTCAGGTGGCGCTACTGTTGGCGGTGCTGGCGGTGGCGCTGGTGCTATTCCTTCAGGACAAACTGGTGGCAACGGTGTAGCGACTTCTATTACTGGAACTAGCATTACTTATGGTGGCGGTGGCGGTGGCGGTAATGGTTACTCAGGCGGTACAGGCTCAAATACTGCTGGAGGAACAGGCGGCGGCGGTGCTGGTTCAGGTACAGGAAGTGGAACTTCAGGTACGGCTAATTTAGGTGGAGGCGGTGGTGGTTCAAGAGGTGGCGTTGGCGCTTCTAGTGGTTCTGGAGGAAGCGGAGTAGTAATTCTTCGATGGCTAACTTCAGCAGGAACAATTACTGTTGGTGCAGGACTTACTGCTGATGCAACTGGTACTGATGGTACTTTTTCATATAAAAGATTTACTGCTGGCACAGGAAATGTGAGTTGGGCATAATGGCACATTACGCTTTTTTAGATGAAAGTAATACAGTAACAGAAGTTATTGTAGGCATTGATGAAACTGAACTAATTGAAGGGTTAGACCCTGAAACTTGGTACGGTAATTTTCGTGGACAAGTCTGTAAACGCACTTCTTACAATAATAATATCCGCAAAAACTATGCTGGCATTGGAATGTCTTATGATCCAGTTAATGATTGGTTTTTTGCACCTCAACCTTATTCATCTTGGATCTTAGATAGCGAAGCCCAATGGCAAGCACCCGTTCCTTATCCAACAGATGATAAACATTATTCTTGGAATGAAGAAACGCTATCGTGGGTTGAAATTGAGTGACCACTACATACCGTTATCTTTTTGTTGATCTTTTAAGCAACTCAATTATTGGCGAATTACCTTTAACTGGCGTTGGTTTTACTCAACAATTAAATCAACCTGGAACTTTTCAAGGTCATTTACTTTTATCAGGAATTAACGCTGATAAATTTAATGTTGATCCTTCCACTATTCCTGCACATTGCGGCCTTTATGTAGATAGAAATGGCATTTTGGTGTGGGGCGGCGTTATTTGGGGGCGTTCATATAACAGCACTTCACAAACTTTAACTTTTAGTGCGCAAGAATGGATTTCATATTTTGATCATAGGCGCATAACGCAAGATGTTGATTTTGTAAACATTGATCAATTAGTAATTGCTAAAACACTTATTGAAGATGCGCAAGCCGCACCCTACGGTGACATAAATGTAGGTTACAACTCAGAAGGTGAAACAACTTCAGGTGTATTGATCAGCCGTACTTATTACAACTATGAATTTAAAAATGTATTTCAAGCCATTCAAGATTTAAGCCGACAAGGTGACGGTTTTGATTTTCACATAGATGTTGCTTATGACATAAACGGAGTGCCTACTAAATCATTTAATACTTATTACCCGCGTAGCGGCTTGCAGTATTCTTTTGGTGATCCAGATGTTCCCGTGTTTACTTTTCCTGCTGGAAACATGGTTGAATATGAATATCCTGAAGATGGTTCAGTTGTAGCAAACACTGTTTACGCTTTAGGTGCGGGTTCTAATGAAGGTAAACAAATTGCCACGGGGCAAGACGCAACAAAATTTGCTGAAGGTTGGGTGCTGTTAGAAACAACTGCTAATTATTCAGATGTTACAGATCAAACCATGCTTCAAGAAGTAGCAAACGCTCAAGCGCTTGCCACTTCTTATCCGCCAGTAGTTCTTAAAGTTGTAGTTCCCGCTTATGTAGATCCTGTTTTTGGCACTTATGAAGTAGGAGATGACGCTCGCATAATTATTACAGACAGCCGTTTTCCAAATACGCTTGATGAAATTTATCGCATAGTTGGCCTTACGGTTCAACCTGGTGAGAATGGCCCTGAGCGCGTAACCTTATCTTTATCACAGGGAGCGGGTGAAGCGTAATGGCATACATAAATCAACCATTAAATTTGCAAAGAATGTTTGCGGACATTAACAGCCGTATAAATAAATTGGAAACTGCCACCCGTTTTACTTTTCCTAATGTAACTACTGATCCAACTTATCCGCGCATTGGTGATGCGTGGTTAAACATTACAACTAATCAAGCAAAGATAGTTGATAACACTGGAACTGTTCGCGTCATTACCTGGACATAACGGTTATACTTTTTTCCTATGAACGCATTAGATTGGGCGGCTTTAGCCGTCAGTGTTACCACTATTTTAGGTGGATTTACAGCCGCGGTTAGATGGCTTGTTAAACATTACCTTGCTGAATTAAAACCTAACGGTGGATCAAGTTTGCGTGATGAACAAAACAGACAGGGTGACACAATCAAGCGTTTGGAGAGCCGCATTGATGAAATTTACAGCCTTCTTATTGATCGCGCTTAGCCTTACTGGTTGCGGGTATCAAGGTTACACGCGTTACCCTTGCCAGGAATTTGTTAATTGGGAAAAAGCGGAATGTAATCCGCCGCAATGTGAAGCGGTTGGACAATGTACAAAAGATTTACTACCTAATGTGGAAACCCAAAATGTCTAGGCGCAAATATACGCCTGAAGAATTACATGCGCGGTTGATTGTTAGCATAGGAATTTTGCTTGCTTTAGTTTTTGCTGGTTCAGTCTTTGCCATGCTCTACGCGTTGGTGTTTGTTACTCAGCCAATGGCGCAAGCGCCAAATGATGCGGCATTTATTGATCTTGTTTCTACTCTTTGCGTATTTCTTACAGGTACGCTTTCAGGCATTTTGTCTGCAAATGGACTAAAATCTAAACCAAAACCACAGGAGGGGAAAGAAGATGGATACAAAGAAACTAATTGAATTGTGCAAGGCTTCAGTAGATTACACAGAAGGCACAAACAATGACACTACTTTTGGCAAATGGTTTGGCCTTAACAATCAACCCTGGTGCGCAATGTCAGCATCAAAAATGTACTTTGATGCGGGCGCAATTAAGGCGGTAGCCAACACAAAGAAAGGCTTTGCTTCTTGTGATGCCTGGTTAAAGTACCTAACAAAGAACAATCAACTTGTGCCTATTGGACAGGCTCAAGAAGGGGATCTTGTATTTTTCCAGTTTGATGAAGATGCTCAGCCTGATCATGTGGGCATTGTAAAAAAACACAACACGGCACTTAAAGTGCTGTATGTTTATGAAGGAAATACATCTTCAGGTAAGGCTGGAAGCCAGTCAAACGGTGATGGTTTTTACTTGAAGAAGCGTGACTATAAAACAATCATGGCGGTAGCCCGCCCAAAGGGGTAACAATGAATAAAAAACAATCAGACATGTTGAAATCCGCTTTACGCCATTTTGCTATCACCACGGCTGGCATTTATGTTGCTGGTGTGCATGACTGGAAAGCCGCAATCATTGGTGCAGTAGCCGCTATTGCTGGCCCTGCTATCCGTGGCATTGATAAGGCTGATCCCGCGTTTGGGCTTATTGCTGATGCGGTAACAATTGAGATTGATAAGTTAGCCAAAGCAAGTAAAAAGAAAACAAAGTAAAAGATTGCCCCGCTACGGCGGGGCTTTCTTCTTTGGGGTACGCTTTAACCAGGAGGCTTAATATGGGATTAGATGATACTTTTAAAGAAATAATTAGCAAAAGAGAGTCACGCCGTCATTTAGCAGGTTGCGCTTATCAAACATTGTATGACTCATTAAATGAAGATGACCGCAAAGCGTTAGATAACGCATGGGCAAAACATTATCCTGTAAATTTAATTGTTCAAGCGTTACGATCTAATGGACTCAAAGCCAGTTCTGACACAATTAGAGCGCATCAAAACGGTACTTGCAGATGTCCAAAAGAGTAAAAGAAGTTCTTGATGACCGTCAAAATGAATACGGAAGCGCCCGTAATAACTTCACAGCAATAGGCCGCATGTGGGGTGCGCTTTTAGCCATTGAGGATATTGAACCTGAAATAGTGGCGATAATGTTTGATGCCGCTAAATCGGTACGCATTGTGGCTAACCCCCAACATGAGGACTCATGGATAGATAAAGAAGGCTACATACACCACGGCAAACAGATTGTGTTTACCAATGAGCCTTAAAAAAACTTTTGAAGAAATGCCTGAAGGCGTTGAGTCATCTGATGTTAAAGAATTACGCCAGGCAATGTTGCGTTTGCAAAAACAATTAAAGCAATCAAAAGAACGCAATGAAGATTTGGTATTTGCTACACGGCAAGCGGCTTATGACGCAATGCTTACATTTGGCAAAATTGATCCAGTGCCAATTGTTGAAATTGATAAGCGTAAAGCAAAAGGTGAAGTGGCCCTATGGCACATGACCGACTGGCAAGGCGCTAAGAAAACAGCCAGTTACAATTCTGAAGTAATGCGCAAACGCGTTTTAGAATTTGCGGAAAAAGCAGTACGCATTACAGATGTTCAGCGGGCAGATCACCCTGTAAAAGAAGTTGTTATTGCTTTTGGCGGTGACATGGTTGAAGGTTTGTTTAATTTTCCGTCACAAGCCTTTGAAATTGACAGTACATTATTTGAACAATATGTAAATGTTAGCCGCTTATGCGTTGATGTTGTTAGATTTGCATTAGCCAACTATGAAAAAGTTACGGTAGTACCTGAATGGGGAAACCATGGGCGTATTGGATCTAAGCGCGACAATGTTCCGCGTTCAGATAACTTTGACCGAATGTGTTATGAACTTGCTCATCAACTTCTTAACGGAGAAAAGCGGTTGGTGTGGCAAGATTGCCCTGAAGATATTCAGCGCATTGAGATTGGCGCTTACAGAGCATTGTTAATCCACGGTGATGAAGTAGGCCGCAATGGTTTTGCTTCTCCTGGCGCAATAGTTCAACATGCTAACCGTTGGCGTTCAGGTTCTTATCCGTGGGAGTTCCGTGATGTTTACATTGGGCATTACCACACGCATGCTGAATGGGCTATGGCTAATGGTTTAGGATCTGTTTATCAAACTGGTTCTACTGAGTCAGATAATCGTTACGCGGGTGTCATGTTGGCGGCAAGCGCCACACCGTCACAGCGATTGCACTTTATTGACCCTGTAAAGGGGCGCGTAACAGCCGCTTACAAAGTTTGGCTAGATTAGAAACCTTGATTTTGGCTGTCAAATCGCAACTGACATTTTTATTTTATCGGCGTGTCACAAAATTTTTACGCATAACATAAAATAAAAATTACAAACGCAAAAACACCAAAGAGTATAATTATTTTGCAACCTCAAATTGAGGAAAGCAGGAAGGCAAAAAAATGAATGAAGAACAAATTACTTGTCATGCTGAAATAGCAGATGCAGATGGATACCGTGACGGTACAGTTTGTGGCAAAACAGGTTGGTTGTTTATTAAATATGAAGCAAAATTTTGGCCTTTAAGTTGGGGTCAAATGGTGCTTTGCGAAGAACACCATGAAAAAATCTGGAAAGAAATTAAACGCGTATGGGAAGTTTAGGGTAACTTTCTCCAAAGTCCACGGCATCATCTAATGATGACCGTGGCTCTTTGGTGCAATCACCATCAGTCATCATCATCATTATCCGAATACTCAGAAGTTATCAACCGCATGTCAGAAACATCAATGCCTTGTGCCGTGGCTTTATCCATAGCCTCATTAAAAGTAAATAGGCAACGGCCTGTTAAGTCGCTAACCATGTCAGGGTACTGGGCTTCTGTACCCAACTCAACAACCAGCCCGCCCAACCGTATTGAAACTTGTGAATAAGCCATGTTTCCTCCTGGCTTCTTATTATGCCACGCCGCGCCGATAAATTACGGGGTGCTTGTATTTGTCAGAGCCATAGGGTTAAATCCTCCCTACACGGGCTGGTTAGCCCCAAACAGAAAGGCAAGAAAATGGCTACAAAGTTGATAGATGCAGAAACAGGGCTAGAAATTACAGGTCAGATCAAGATGATTTTTGTTTGCGACATGTGCAACAACACAGCCGATTTTTATCACGGCATGACTACTTACGCAAAAACTGTTGGCACAACAATTACAAGAGAAAGTTACTGTTCTGAAATTTGCGCAAGAAAGGCGGTTGCGTAATGGCTAATTACAAAGGCCCATTAGATTACATTGATGTGGCAACACGCATTGTTGAGTTTCGCGAGAAGTATCCAACGGGTTCATTACAGCCGTGGAAAGATCCGTATGTTCTTGAAGTAAGAATTACGGAAACAACATTTAAAACATTTATGGTGTACAGCGCCGCGGCATACCGTTCACCTGATGATCAACTGCCTGGCGTGGGCTATGCCTATGAGCCAATTCCAGGGCCAACCAACTTTACCCGTGACTCTGAATTACAGAACGCAGAAACAGCGGCATGGGGTAGAGCAATGGTTGCCGCTCTTGCGGTTGATACAAAGAAAGGCATTGCTTCTTCTGAAGAAGTACGCAACCGTCAAACAAAAACAACTGATGCACCGCAAGCCAAAGCGCCAGCCGCAAAGCGTGAGTACACAGAAGAAGAAAAAGCAAGCGCATTTGCAGTTTTTAGTTTAGTTGAAACTCAATCTGATGTTGAAGAATTGAAAGCCGCATGGCAATTAAATTTGGATCTTCTTGATGTTGTAGTTGAAGGCGCTACTTTGCGTGATCATATTTTGGCGCGTAAAGAAGCCCTTAATGGATAACAAAGTAATCATTGCGCACAACGCGCAACGCACATCAATAGCCGCCGCTGAAAAAGCGTTGCCTAGAACTGGTTCAATGCGCCGTAAGGTTTATGAGTACATTTTAAACCAGGGATTGCGCGGCGCTACGGATCAGGAAATTGAAAAAACATTACACATTGAAGGCAATACAGTGCGCCCAACTAGGATTAGCCTTGTAAAAGATGGTTACATAATGGATACGGGTACAACAAGAAAAAACCAATACAACAATGACTGCATAGTTTGGCGAGCAGTAGAAGAAGGAATGATGTTGTGATGATGAAAGATTTAACATTAAAAGAAACGGCAATTGGCATACATGAACTTTATGTAAATTTACAAGAAGCAGGTTTTACCAAAAAAGAAGCCATGCAAATAATTACGGAAGGATTAAAAAAATGAGTAATAAAGATAATAAATTTAAACCTGATGCTGGTTTTGTTGTAGCGGTACATCAAAACATGGTTGGCATTAGAGCAGTTGCTTCAGCGCTAGATATTTTTCCTGAAGTATTAGCAGAAGCAATGTCAGAAATGGGTTTCCAATTGATTGCTGACCCGTTTAATTTGTCATCTGACGCTGGCAAGGTAATTAAATTACAAGAACGCCACGCCAATGAAGGATTAAAAGTTGTACAAGAACCTGTACAAGAGGAAACAGCCAATGAGTGACATTGTTACGCCCGCAATGGTAGAGCAAAAATTACGCGGGCTTTCTAAAGAAGTTGATGAAGCGCACAAATCCTTAATAGAAATTGAAAGCGTTTATCACAATGTAAAGGCTGAATATGAAATTGCTATGGCTAGGGCAAGAATAACTTTGGCTATGAAATCATCACCGACAGGAAAAAATTACACAGTTGGAGAACGGGAGGACATGGCTTTGATTGAGAACGCTGATCTACACAAAGATTTGGCTATTGCTCAAGCAAAAGTTTTGGCTTCACGCGCTAACACCAACAGACTTAAAACACAGGTGGAAATTGCCCGCTCAGTTGGCACTTCAGTGCGCACCAGTATGGATCTAACATGATTTATACATTTATTTTGGGTTTGTTTTTAGGTTATTGGATTTATCCAGCGCGCATGTTTTGGAAATTGCACAAAATAAATAAATTACTAACTGAAGTTGAATTGCAACACATGAAGATGAAAGAAGAATTGGAAGGCAAGCAATGGAATGAGGACAATTTATGATTGATTTACAGGACATGATTACAAAAACCCTGGTTACAAATGACAATGCCAGGGCGCGTTCTCAACAAGTTGCTATTGGGCCATCAGCAATAGGTGGTTGCCAGCGTAGGCTTTGGCACGATCTTGCCATGACAAAGCCAACAAATGATGGCGATAAGTTAGGCGCGATCCTGGGAACTTTTATTCACACGGGCATTGAAGATGCAATACGCCGTCAAGATCCGTTTGGCGTTCAGTATGAATTGGAAATTGCTGTTGAGGCTGATGGCGTTCCTGGCAATGTAGATTGCTATGACAAAATTAATCAAATAGTTATTGACTGGAAAACTATAAAAAAAGGTAGCGGGCGCTATTTTGGGCAGAACAACCGTCAGCAAGTTTGGCAAGTTCACCTTTATGGTTATTTGTTAATTAAAAATGGTTACACAGTTAAAGAAGTTGCGCTTGTTGGTATCCCGCGTGATGGAAAAATGAAAGACATTTTGGTTTACCGTCAGCCTTATGATGAAAGCCTTGCGTTGGAAGCGCTTGCACATTTAGAAAAAACAAAAGACATGGTTGAAGCCAACACAAAACCTACCCCTGAAAAACCGTTGGCTTTTTGTGCAGATTTTTGTCCTTACTACGATCCGACAGGGGAAAAAGGTTGCCCAAGTATTCAGAAGTAAATTGGGAAGATGCGGAATGTAAGCGTTTAGAAATTTACACAGATCTTTTTTATGACATAGAAGAAGAAAGATCTGTAAACGCTTACGATCACATCAACTCAGTACGGAGAGTTTGTGTTTCTTGCCCTATTTGGAAAGAATGTTTGACCTACGCATTTGAACATGAAGATTACGGAATGTGGGGCGGCATGACTAGCCAAGAAAGGGCAAGCCTGGATAATCCAATGAAGTATCCAAATCAACGGTTAAGAGGATTTTGGGCTTTGAGGCAAATGGGAATTACATTAGAACAAATTATGGAGTGCAAAAGGGAGGCAAAATGACTTCATTACCGTACATGCAGTTGTATGTTTCAGATTACCTGGCAGACACAGCACATTTAACAGCGCAACAACACGGCGCTTACATGTTGCTTTTAATGAATTACTGGCAACGCGGCAAAGCGTTAGATAACAGCAATGAAAGGCTTTCTCATGTTGCGCGTTTAAGCCCTGAAGAATGGGTAATTGCAAAGCCGATACTGGAAGAATTTTTTATTGTTGATGACAATGTTTGGAGTCATGCCAGGGTTGAAGATGATCTTGCAAAGATCCGTGAGAAGTCTGCCAAAGCGTCATTTGCGGGCAAAAGATCATCTGTTGCAAGAGCAAGCAACGGGCGTTCAACAGATGTTAAACAATCGTTTAACCATAAAGAGGAAGATAAAGAGGAAGAAGAAGATAAAGACAATAAACAAACATTTGATGTTTTTTGGAAAATCTATCCTTTGAAAGTTGGAAAAGGCGCGGCTGTTAAAGCATTTGAAAAAGCAGCGCGTGTTACTAATGCGGAAGTAATCATTAAAGGCGCTCAAAGGTATCTATCAGACCCAAACAGAAGCCAGGCGTACACAGCACACCCCGCCACCTGGTTAAACGCTCAGAGATGGCTTGATGACCCTTTACCGCAAAGGGTTCTTTCTCCTGATGAAAAGAAAGAAAAAGAATTACAAGAAGCGCGAGCAAAAACGGAAAGAGAACGGGAGGCAACAGCGGAATGGTTCAAACAGGTAAAAGAACAACAACAAAAAGCCGTTCCAATACCACAAGAGTTACGGGATCTTATGAAAAAGATTTCTACAAAATAACTCAAACTTTATCTGTAACTGTTACCATTGATGTAACCGTTACAGGAGGAACTATGACAAAGCATTTTATTGATCCTGCCAAAGTACAGCCAGGCGATCATGTTTTAGTTAATAATCACGATCTGATGGTGAAATACATTCAAGGCCCTGATCACATTGGCGTTTATGATTTTCATGGCGTTAATGAATTGGGCAAAGATCAAATTGCAACAGCGCAAGATCTGATTACACTTTTGCGGTGATTACTTTTCAGGTTGATGGTCAGCCCGTTCCTCAAGGGTCAATGAAGGTCATCAACGGGCATGTCATTCATGCCAAAGGCTCTGAACTAGCCGCGTGGCGCTCAGCCGTTGCTTTGCGGGCAAAAGCAGCAGGGGCAAAACCCCACAATGAACCCGTGGAAATGGAAATGATTTTTACAATGATGCGCCCGCGCACTGTAACCCGCCCTGAGCCTTCCGTAGCCCCTGACCTGGACAAATTGGTGCGGGCAGTCTTAGACGGCCTCACAGCCATTGCCTACCGTGATGACGGGCAGGTGGTACGCCTGACGGCTACAAAGCAATACGGGCTTGAGCCTGGGCTTTGGGTTCAAATGTGGGCATTGATGCCCGCGACACGCTGAAAAGATTTTTACTTAAATTGGCAGGTTTTTTGTCAAATACCCTTTTCATAGTGTAATTTATTCCATGTAAGGGAGATCCGCTCCCAAAGGAATGAGGCAAAAAATGTTACAAAAAAATCAAGCAAAAGTTTCAACACCAGCAGAAAAAAGACGCTGGACACGCGCATTTAATAAGGCTTATGCAATTATGGATCAAACAGTTGAACCTGAATACAAAGAATGGGTTGCGGCGTTAGATGATCATTGCACAATCCGTGATGCAAAACTTGCACAACTTGATGCAGAACGCATGGCAGCAATTTCAAAAATTGAAGATGAATTTGAATTGCGTTACTCAACAGTAAGTGAAGAATTTAAGAACGCAATGAAGCCAACACAAGATGCTTATGACAAAGCGCGTGAAGAAGCATTTGTTGTTTTTAATCAAACAATGAAGGAAGGTAACTAATTATGATTAAGACTTGTGATGATTGCGGCAAATCTTTTGACATTTTTGCAGAAGGTTACGGACACCAATTTTTTGTAGTTTGTGGCGCATGCTGGACAGTAGAAACAAAACGCCGTGAAATTGGTGGCGTATTTACTAGAGGGGGTAATTAATTATGATTACAACAAGCACAATTGTGCGCCGCAAAAAGCCGCACAACATTGTTAATGGAGCAACAATAACTCTTTGTGGAATTAGCGCCACAACAGAAGAAATTCTTCACACATATCAAGGCACATTTACAATGGAACACAGTGCAATTTGTAAAATTTGTTACAAATTGGGATTAGAAATGTTGGAGGCAAAATAATGCAATTTATTATTGAAGAATGGATAGATGGATATTCTAATTGCGGAACTAAAATTCAAACAGCCGCAATTAAAAACCAAGTAAACGCGCTCAATAAAAATTCTAATAATTATTATCAGTTAATGCGTACTAACAATTTATGGTTTATTGCAAAAGTGGAGGCAAAATAATTATGGCTACAAAAAAGAAATGTGAATTATGCAGTAAAAGAAAACATTTGTTTGAAATTGTTAAAGAAGGGCAGGAAATTAAAGCCTGTTCAAATTGCATAACTGATCAATTACTAACAGGTTGGAGCAGGTAAATGTTAATAAAAGTTGTTGCAGAAAACACTACAACAGGCAACCCACGAAGGGGTTGGGTGTATGTAGATGAAAATGGCGCTTATCTTTCATTTATTGATGAAGGGTACTCAGGATCACGCGCAATTGAAGAATTTTTAATTGCTGGCGTAAAAGAAACAATGACCTTAAACATTACGCCAAAACAATACAATGAGTTAATTAAACGGGAAAGGACATGTTCATAATGAAGTTTAAAATAGAAATGACGGTTGAGTTCAGTGATTTTGTAATTCCTGACAATAAAAGCCAGTCAATGATTAATGGCATGCAACGCGAGCAAGTAACGCTTGCAATCCAGGACAAATTGGCTGACATGAACCCACAGATTCACAATGTCTATAAGCAAAGATCCTAAATGTTTTTGGTGCGGTACTCAGGGATCACCACAAAATTTTGTACTTATTTATCAACAAGAGGAAGGCAATGATCTATATGAATGTGAATGGTGTGCAACAAGTGAATGGTTTAGGAATAAAGCAAGCAAAGGCAAGAAAAGGGAAACTGACAAATAGAGGCAAAGCCGTAATTGCAATTTTGTATTTTGTGGTTTGGGGTTTGCTTTTTAACGCAACAACGCCTGAACAATGCAAAGTTCCAGTAGAACAAATGAACCAATGGTGCATAGATTTGATTTACCCATGATGACTGAGATGGCATGTGTAGATCAATGTTGGGATTGCATTGATCTTAAAAGAACTTGTAATGCAGTCTTTGAAAGAGATTTATCCGTAAGCAAAGTTGTAATTTGTAATCAATGCAAGCATGAATACACCTACAAAAACCCTGAGTAAATCAAACACAAGGGGTAAACTTTGATTGTCCTAAAAATAACCTGAAAGGGGAAAGTAATGGATAGTTTTGTAAATCGTTGTAAGTGCGGCAGTTGGATTTATGGTGATGCCGCTTGCCAAGTGTGCAGAAAGTTGGCGTTAGGCTAGAGCCTGGAGCGTTTGGCACAAATCCTTTTAAGCGCCGCATTAGCGGTAGGAATTGTGTTTGCCAGCCCTGCAATAGCAGAAGCACCAAAATTGGAATTACACCAATTGCCGCCTAAACAAATGGCGCTGGTAATGATCAAGAAAGATTACAAAGATCATGCAAAACAATACTTTTGCCTAGTTGAGTTGGTATCGCGTGAAAGCGGCTGGCGTGTAGATGCGCTTAACCGTTCTTCAGGCGCGTTTGGATTGTTTCAATTTCTGCCTAGCACATGGGGTAATTACAAATTCCCATATAAGCCTAAAGATGCTCACACGCAGATTAAGGCTGGGCTAAGATATGTGTATAAGCGTTATGGTTCTCCATGTAACGCATGGGCTTTTTGGAAGAAAAAAGCAGGAGCAGATCTGAGAGGCGGTTGGTACTAATGAGCATCATTGAACCTTTGGGCATACCAACTGAAATTGGGTTGCCACAACATTATGATCCGTTTGAAGAAGAAGAAGATGGCGATTGATGCCAAAGTTGTAACCATAATAATGACTAGGGCAGATGGTTATTGCGAAACATGCGGTGGCCCTGGATTGCCTGAAAACATGGCGATACATCACCGCAAACTTAAATCCCGCGGCGGGAAAGACACACCCGCAAATCTAATTTTGGTTCACCACGGTTGCCATAATCTAAAAACCAGTAGTATTCACCTTAATCCCGCTCAGGCTGAGCAAAAGGGTTGGATTTGTCCGTCATGGAGAGAGCCAGTGGATCACCCCTTTGTAAAGCCTGACGGGTCAATAGTATTACTAAGAGATGACGGTACAGAAGCCGTAATGATGGAAGGTGAATAATGAACATAAGCGTCAAAGGTAATTTAGGCAGTGATCCTGATTTAAAGTTTTCAAAAAACAATAATGCTTACTGTAATTTCTCATTGGCTTACACACCACGCAAGCAAGTTAATGGTGAATGGGTTGATGGCGAAACTAATTGGTTCAAAGTTGTTGTGTTTGGAACAAAGGCTGAAGCAGTTGCAGATAGTTTTAAAAAAGGTGACACAGTTCTAGTTGTAGGTGAATTAGCACAAAGCACTTACACAGATAAAGAAGGCAATGAAAAAACATCAATGGAAATTACAGCCAAAGATGTAGGTTTAGTTCCTAGATTACATAAGGCTAAGAAAACACAGGAGGCAACACCGTGGTAGATGAACTAATGAGCGCACCTGAAGTTTGCGAGCGTTTAAACATTACAATCAACAATTTGCGACAGATACAACACCGTAAAACTCTTGCATGGGTTGATAAACGCGGGCGTAATGTGTTCTATAAGCGTGAAGATGTTGAAGCATATTTCTCAAAGCGCCAGGAGCGTAATCAAGGCTAACATCTTCATGTGATAGTCATTGAAGAAGAAGTAACACTGGATCAGATAGATGAATGTCTGAGCCATGTTTACAACATGCTCAAAACAGATGAATTTGGCAACCGTATGGATTGGCGCAAGAAAGAAATGCTTGCAGAACAACTTGATGAATTACTTGATGCCCGTTTAAACCTGGTAAAGACAGGGAAGGCAGTTCTATGAGTGAGCAAACGCTAGTAATAACTTTCTTCATTGTCCTACTTGTAATTCTTTTAATGAACCATTAGATTACGCATACCTCAAGGGAAACATAAGTACCTTGTAGAGTGCTGGACACAGCCCCTATTCCAATGAGTAGGGGTTTTGTTCTTTCAACTTGCAGGAAACTTTTTGAAACCTTAACATAAACATATTATGGTAGAAATTACGCAAGAATTAGTAGAAAAAGAAACAACCATAATTGAGTTGCGCCATGAAGGTTATGTATGGCGTGAAATAGCAACAATGGTGGACATGAGCATTGCAGGAGTCATCAAGGCTTACAAGCGCGCTCTTATGCGTCACCCTATTGCCACGATAGAAGAACACCGTGAGTTGGAACTAGATCGCTTAGACAATCTTCAGCGCACCTATTGGCAACCTGCTGTAAACGGAAATCTAAGAGCGGCTGATTATGTATTGCGTGTAATTGATAAGCGGGCAAAGTTATTAGGCTTAGACGCTCCATTGAAGGTACAAGCGGAAGTAGTGACTTATGACGGATCAGATCTTGACGCAGAAGTTGAGCGAGTCGCAAGACTTATTGAGGCAGGAACAATCACAACAAACGGGATTGCAACCGTCACAGAACTCACGGATCAAAGCGAGCCGTTGGGTGTGGAAGAACAAACTAGCGAGAGCAAACCAACTACCGCCTGAAGGTGATTGGAACATTTGGCTTGCCATGGCTGGGCGTGGATTTGGTAAAACAAGATTAGGCGCTGAAGAAATAGCCTGGCAAGCAATTGTTCAACCCGCTACACGCTGGGCAGTAGTAGCCCCTACATTCTCAGATGCTAGAGATACATGCGCTGAAGGTGAGTCAGGCATTGTTGCGGTATTACAGCGGTATCAAATGCTTCAGAATTACAACCGTTCTATTGGTGAGATTTTGCTAAAAAACGGTAGCCGCATAAAACTCTTTTCTGCTGATAACCCTGAACGCTTCCGTGGCCCTCAACATCATGGCGCATGGTGTGATGAATTAGGTGCATGGCGCTATCAAGATGCCTGGGATCAATTGCAGTTTGGCTTACGCTTAGGTAAAAAGCCACGGGTTATTGTTACCACTACACCGCGTTCAACAGCCCTCATACGCATGCTTGCAGGGCGTACAGATGGCTCAGTAGTAATTACTAGAGGCTCAACATTTGATAACGCCAAAAACCTAGCACCTAGCGCACTAATGGAATTACAAGCGCGGTACAACGGAACACGATTAGGCCGCCAGGAACTTTATGGTGAGATCCTTGATGATGTTGAAGGCGCATTGTGGACTAGAGGCTTAATTGATCGTACCCGTATAGATATAGCCCCAACTATGGCAAGAATTGTTGTAAGCGTAGATCCTGCTGTAACTAATTCAGAAAAGTCAGATGAAACAGGCATTGTTGTAGTTGGTTCTACCGCTGATGGTCAAGGTTATGTATTAGGAGATTACTCATTTAGAGGATCACCTTTAGCCTGGGCAACAAAGGCAGTGGAACTATTTGATAAGTACAAAGCAGATGCGGTATTGGTTGAAGTAAACCAAGGCGGTGACATGGTTGGAGCAGTGTTGAAGCAAGTACGCCCAACGCTACCAATTAGAGAGATCCGCGTACATGTTGGCAAGAAACTTAGAGCAGAACCAGTAGCGGCAATGTATGAGCAAGGCCGTATTCACCACATAGGAGAATTTGCGGAACTAGAAGATCAGATGTGTACCTGGACTGTTGATGAACCAAACTCACCTGACCGTATTGATGCAATGGTGCAGGGCTTTAGTGATCTATTAGGAAAAGTTACAGTCAGTAATTACTTTAATGCGATTGCTAACCACTGCCCTAAATGCGGGCTACCAATGCCTAAATCATTTACTCATTGCTCAGCATGTAGAACCGCTATGATTAGCGCCAAATCAGAAGTGACGCAGGGAGCATAATAATGGCTGTTGTTTACAACCTGGGAATGGATCAAGGCGCTGACTGGGATCTAAATGTTGTTTACGCGCAACCTGCATCAATCACTAATGTTTCAGGTAACGGTACAACTGTTACATACACAGCGGCAAATTCTTTTAGCGCGGGTCAAATTGTTACTATTGATCAAGTAATTCCATACATTTTTAACTTGCAAAGCGTTGCAATTAACACAGCAAACGCAACACAGTTTACAGTGCTTAATGCCGCAACAGGTAATTATGTTTCAGGTGGATTAGCAACAGCGCCAGTGGACATAACTGGATACACAGCACAAATGCAAATGCGTTCTAATCCAAATAGCCCTACACCTGTTTTAACTCTTACAACAGAAAACGGTGGCATTGTTATTACTGGCGCAACAGGCAACATTGCTTTACATGCGACAGCCACACAAACAGGCGCAATCAATCAAGGCCCTTATGACTATGACATTGAAATTTATCAAGGCGCTAATGTTACACGCGTTGTTCAAGGACAAGTTGAAGTATCGGCTCAGGTGACTAGATAAATGTGTACATATTGCGGCTGTAATGCAGTCATTATCAAACCAGTAATCCCAACAATCAATGTAACTACTCCTGGCCCTGTTGGTTTGCAAGGTGTTCAAGGCATGAATGGTGCGGCGGCGGCACAAGGTATTCAAGGCACACAAGGTTTACAAGGTTTTGGTTATGAACAAGCGCAAGGCACACAAGGTTTAGAAGGTTCACAAGGTACACAAGGCGTACAAGGTATTGAAGGCATACAAGGCTTTGATGGAACGCAAGGTATTCAAGGGCTAGAAGGATCTCAAGGTACTGACGGTATTCAAGGTTTTGATGGCGCTCAAGGTATTACTGGAACACAAGGTTTAACAGGTTCTCAAGGTATTTTTGGTATTCAGGGTTTAGAGGGTGCGCAAGGATTTAACGGATCTCAAGGCACTACTGGATCTCAAGGTATTACTGGCACACAGGGCGCTACTGGTACACAAGGATTTAACGGAACACAGGGAATTGAAGGTTTACAAGGTGTTCAAGGTTTAGAAGGTATTCAAGGTACACAAGGTATTCAGGGAGATGGCACACAGGGAACTATTGGTGCGCAAGGTGCTACTGGTACTCAAGGTTTAATTGGTTTGCAAGGATTTGAAGGCACACAAGGAATTGAAGGTGTGCAGGGAACACAAGGGCTTGAAGGTTTACAGGGTGTTCAAGGTACAGATGGAATTCAGGGCTTTGACGGAACTCAAGGAACACAGGGCTTAGAAGGTTTACAAGGAACTCAGGGTGTTGAGGGCTTACAAGGTTTGCAGGGCGTTGAAGGTATTCAAGGAATTGAAGGCGTTCAGGGCATTACTGGTTCACAAGGTTTAGAGGGAATTCAAGGCATTGACGGTACGCAAGGCGTTGAAGGTGCGCAAGGTGTACAGGGAATTCAAGGCCATGACGGAACTCAAGGCATTGAGGGATTACAAGGTTTAGAAGGCGCTCAAGGTACACAGGGCGTACAGGGTATAACTGGAACGCAGGGCATTGAAGGCTTGCAAGGCGTAGAAGGACATCAAGGTTTAACTGGATTACAAGGTTCAACTGGCGCGCAAGGCACTAATGGAATTCAGGGAATAACTGGATTACAAGGAACTCAAGGAATTCAAGGTATTCAAAGTGCTATTGGCGCACAAGGTACTGAAGGTATTCAAGGACTTACAGGCGCACAAGGTACAACAGGAACTCAAGGCACAACTGGATCACAGGGCATTGAAGGTATTCAGGGTACTGATGGAACGCAAGGAATACAGGGTATTCAAGGAATTATTGGTAGCCAGGGCGTTCAGGGCTTAAATGGTATTCAAGGCGTACAAGGCAACACTGGCGCAAGCGGTACATCATCATCTATTTTTGAATATGTCGCAACAACTAATTCACAAACACCACCACCTGACGCTGGCAACATTATTTGGAATAACGCTACACAAAGTTCTGCAACAAACATTTACATTTCTCATTTAACAGATTTCAATGTGGACATTGATTTCTTATTAGCAAACATTAAAAATGGTGACATTTTCTTTATTCAAGATAGAACTAATTCTGCCAATTATCAAGAATGGCAAGTAAACGGTACACCTACAAATGTTCCTAATGATTATTTTACTTTTCCTGTAACACTAATTGACTCAAGCGGAACAGGCACAACAAACTTTCCTAACAACCACAACATTTCTCTTATTACTCAAAGCGTTGGTGTTCAAGGTACAACAGGTGCGCAAGGAACTGTTGGCGCTCAAGGAACTCAAGGACTGCAAGGCGTTCAAGGTACTGAAGGTTTGCAAGGAACAACAGGTACACAAGGATTAGTTGGTATTCAGGGTCAGACTGGTACTCAAGGCGTTGAAGGAATTCAGGGTATTGAAGGAACTCAAGGTGTCACTGGAATTCAAGGTGAAATTGGTTCTCAAGGCATAGAAGGAATTCAAGGGTTACAAGGCGTTCAAGGTTTAACTGGAATTCAAGGCGAAACAGGAACGCAAGGCTTAGAAGGAATTCAAGGCGTTGAAGGAACTCAGGGCTTTATCGGTATTCAGGGAGAAACTGGTACTCAAGGCTTAGACGGTATTCAAGGCACAATAGGCACACAAGGTTTAACAGGTATTCAAGGCCATGAAGGTACTCAGGGAACAATTGGTACTCAAGGTGTAGAAGGTCATCAAGGCTTAACTGGAATTCAGGGTGCTGAAGGTTTACAAGGCATTACTGGAAGCCAGGGCGTTCAAGGATTAACTGGTGCGCAAGGTACTAATGGACTCAATGGTTCTCAAGGTTTGACTGGTTCTCAGGGAACTGAAGGAATTCAAGGTATTGAAGGAATTCAAGGCATAACTGGTAGCCAGGGAACAACAGGTACAACTGGATCTCAAGGAACTACTGGACTGCAAGGAATTCAAGGCCATGATGGTACACAGGGAACAACTGGTGCTAATGGTATTCAGGGAACACAGGGTTTAACTGGCGTTCAAGGAATTACTGGAACACAAGGAACAACTGGTAGCCAGGGAATTGAAGGCACTCAAGGTACTCAAGGTACTACGGGATTACAGGGCATAACTGGTACTACTGGTATTCAGGGTATTCAAGGCACTAATGGTATTCAAGGTTTAACTGGTTCACAAGGCACAACAGGAACTACTGGCGCGCAAGGTGTTCAGGGTACAACTGGTATTCAAGGACAGGTTGGTACTCAAGGTACTTTTGGTACTACTGGTTCACAAGGAACTACTGGTACTCAAGGTATTTCAGGCGCAAGTATTCTTACAACAAGCAATGCCTGGTCAAATGACAATACATTTACAATTGCAAGCGGCACTGCTGTTCCAATTACTATTCAAAACAATGGTACTGGTAACTCATTTGTAGTTAATGATGTGGCTTCAGATACAACTCCGTTTATCGTTAATGCTAGTGGTAGTGTTGGCGTTAGTACAAGCACACCTTCAACATCATTAGATGTTAACGGAATAACTCGGTCTGTTGGGTACTCTATTAGCGGAAGTGGAATTACAGGTGGTACAACAGGATTTTCGGCTGGCACTGTATCCACAGATGTTAACTGGGGTATGTATTTAAGAACACCCACTGGCTCAAGTGCTGTTGCAACATATTCTTTCCGTAATTCTTCTGATACAGAATATATGCGTATTGACGCGTCAGGCAATGTTGGTATTGGTAAAACTCCAGGATTGCTGTTAGATGTTTCAGGTGCGGTAGGAACTACTTGGTCACCAAATGTAGTCAATGTGGGTATAACAGGAACGGCTTCAGCAACAAGCGGAAACGCTGGTTCTGGAATTACATTTATTGGAAATACTACTGGAACTTCAAGTGTTTCCAATCTTGCATTTATCAGTGGAATTAAAGAGAACGCGACAGACGGCAACTATGACGGCGCATTAAGTTTTGGAACAAGAACAAATGGTTCTGGCGGCGGAAATTTTGAGAAAATGCGCATTACTGCTAGTGGCAATGTTGGCATTGGTACATCAAACCCACAATCAGATTTACACATTTACTCATCAACAACCGTATCTGATATGCGTATGGGTAATAGCGCTGCTTCTACTGTACTTAGTATGTACACAGCATCTAATGACCTTGTTGTATTTAACGCAACCGCTACTGGTTCATTTTATTTAGGTACAAATAACAGCGCTGATTTAACTATTGCTTCTGACGGCAATGTTGGTATTGGTCAGACTAGCCCCACATATAAAGTAGATGTCAATGGCACAACCGTAGGTACAGCAGCAACCAATGAATCGCTAGTACAAAGACTTAATGTTAGTGCTACTGGTAATAATGTATTTGAAAAAACATCTTTATACAGACACACTGCTGGTTCAGACTGGACTGGCACTTCTATCAGAAAGCAAATGGTAGTTGATGCAACAGGAATGGCTTACATTGAGTACAATCCACTAGGACTTTCTCAAGGTATTGCAATTGCAACAGGTGGCACTAACCGTATAACTGTTGCCAGTGATGGTGGAGTCAATGTTATTTTGGCTACTAGCGCACAGACTGCTTCTTACACCATAGGTATTGCTGATGCTGGAAAACTTGTAGAAATGTCTAATGCTTCTGCTAACAACCTTACAGTTCCGCTTAACGCAACCGTTGCTTACCCAATAGGTACACAGATCAACATTTTACAAACTGGTGCTGGTCAGACAACTGTTGTAGCAACTGGTGGCGTAACTATTAACGCTACACCTGGTTTAAAACTTCGCACTCAATGGTCATCAGCAACACTTATTAAGCGCGCAACTAATACATGGGTTTTAGTTGGCGATTTAAGCGCTTAACGCACCCACAACATTCCAACATCAGCGGTAGGGCGTAGGTTGGCAACTTTCCAACCGCCGTCAAGCCACGCCTGTAAATGTTGGCTATGCCATTTTAATAATGAACCTGTACTTTGCGGTTGTAAATCAAACCATTCTTTTGGTTCTTCTAAATGATTAACTATGTATTGCGGTGCAACTTCCCGATAGCCCAAATTCCATAAATAATCTAATTGTTCTTCATGCTGTTCTAAAGTTTGAAGTGTCCATTCAAAACAAAGCGTTCCCCCGTAATGGCGCGTCATTCCTTTAAATACTTCCCACTCAGCACCTTCCACATCAATTTTGATTAAGTCAGGGTTGCCATATTTGTCAGCCAATGTGTCTAGCGTAATTGTGTTTACTTCAATCTCACGGTGAGGCTTACCGTTGTATGGCATGCCCTCTTTGGTTAGCCACTCTTTGCTTAGCGTTGAAAGGCCATCTTCTTCAGCCTCATAAAATTTTAGGCGTTCATTATCTTTTTCAGCCACAGCCATTCTAAGAGGCACAACATTTGGGTTGTAAATAAAGTTACTAACTAGGCGTGAATAAACGCGTGGAGCGGCTTCTAAGGCTATTACGCGGTATCCTTGAGCAAGCGCGGCAAGTGTTGCATCACCGCGATTAGCCCCTACATCAAACATCAACATGGCTAAGCCTTTCCAAATTGTTTTTAACTGCTGTTGCATAACCAGGCTCAAGGTTTATTACATTTAATTGACGCAACAAATCTAGGCTTTCTTCTTTGCGCCCTATCCACCACGCGGCTACTGCTTTTTCAAATACCAGTACATATTGGCCTTCATAACCAACATGTACTGGCAATGCTCCACATGGTTGTTGATGCAATCCTAATTGCGCCCAGGTATAACATTCTTGCCATTGTCCTAAGCGTTCATAAAACTGAGCCAAAAGAAAATAGGCTTCAGGGCGGTAGGGCAGATAAGCCACAGCCTGTAATAAACAATTGCTAACAGTTCCCTGGCGGTCATTCTGATCATCAAAGCAATGGGCAACCTTTAAAAGTGAGGCATAAGTAAGGCTAGGGTGGTAAGTGTGACCGTATTCAGCAGTCCTTAAATAGAAAGAAACGGCTGAAGCAGTCTGATTTTGCTTCTCATACTCCACCGCAACATCAAAATTAAGCGCTGGATTAAATGGATCTTTAGATAATTCAACAACTAATTGATCAATTTTCATTAGATAATGCCTCCACTATTAGATCTTCTACTACCTTTTGCGGTACTTGCAAAACAAAAGCGGCGTTATCCTGAAAACCAAAAGACACCAAAAGGTTACCTTTGTGAACCGTTGCCCCTACACAGAATTCAACGCGAGCATCAAGGAAAGAAAAAGGCTGACCTAATCCCACAATGTTTAACTCTTGATCCCATACAACTAAACGGTGACGGTAAATTGCATCTTTCTGCTTTAGGTAATTCTTAAATAGGTTTACTTCATGGGTAATAGAAATGTACATACTGCCCCAACGGATTACATGGCTAGATCCACGCTGATCAGCAGGAGGCGCAACTGTTGGCTTTACAAAAATCTGTTCACACGCGCCTGTTTCAGGATCAGCCTTTACTAACTCTGTTGGCATAGTCCATTTGATAAAGTGAAAAGGCTTATCATTTACAGGTATCCAATTTTTTTCACAATATGAGTCATTTGGCTCAGGGGCATTTATGCGCACACGGCTAATTTCTTTGACAGTCCAGTTCTCACGATCAATCTCAATCTTGCTGTACTCCATACGGCCTACGCCATTGGTAGTTGTATCGCGCCGCACTCCAACTAAGTAATACTCCCCGCCCCATTGAATTACGCGGCAATCTTCTTCCCCAACAAACTCCCAAATAGGTTCAACATCAAAAGCAGATGTATCCACTTTGGCATGGTGAGTCATTTCAAGGTTGGCGTTTAAGCGGCAAAGATAATTGACGGTTACTAAACGGCGATCTTTTTCAGGGTGCAAATAAGAAAGAGGCCCGTGACGGCTAGGAAATAGTTGCTCATTTTCAGCATGGTAAAGGGTGTAATTAACATGGCGTAGGTTTACTAAAATTTCCCCGTCATCATCAATAAAAATTGAGGGGTTCATTAAACCTGTACCGCTTGTTAATCCGTGTGGTATGACTAATGGGGCTAATTTGCCGCCGTTTTGTACTGCCCTTTGTACTAAGTTCATAAGCCTTACACTACATGAATTCCAATAAATCGCTATCATAACCACACGCCTGAAATACAAGAGGCACATTGAGGGGATACACATGGGTTTGCGTGACCGTATCGTAAGAGCAATTGTTGGAACTGACATTGAAAAAGGCCCTAACCTGCCTGTTGGTGCAACAACAATTGGTACACAAGAGTTAATGAATGGCTTGCAATTACAGTCACAATACGGCAACACAACCGCACTCCCACGCGCACCATTTAGCGCAACAGTTCCATTTGGCCCAGGCATGCCAATTCTTCCTGGCGCAATTAACCCCGTTGATCCGATTACAGGCCGCCCTGAGCCACGCCGTTATGAATACCAGGTTGCTCAGAACATCAACATTACGGAAACAAAACTTGTTCCGTTTAATACATTGCGCGCTTCAGCAGATGCAATTGATATTTTGCGCCGTTGTATTGAAGTAACTAAATCAAAAATGAACGGCCTTCAGTTTGACATTGTTTTAGGTGATGACGCTTCAGAAAAGATTGCGGCTGAGTCAGGCGGCGATCATGTGCGCGCTATGGCTAAAGCCCGCGAGAAGTACACAGATGAAATTAACCGCTTGCGTACATTTTGGGAAAACCCTGACCCTGCAAACGGATACACATGGCAGGACTGGATCAACATTGCTGTTGAGGACATTCTTGTTGTTGATGCGTGGGCGGTTTACCCACAGCCAACAGTAGGTGGAGATCTATACGGTTTCCAAATTCTTGATGGCACAACAATCAAACCACTTATTGATGACCGCGGTATGCGCCCAATGCCACCAAACGCCGCGTTCCAACAGATCCTTTATGGTTTCCCGCGCTCAGAATTTTCCGCAACAGATGAAGATCCAAAAGCAGATGGTGAATTTACATCTGATCAATTGGCTTACATGGTGCGCAATCGCCGTTCTATTTCTGTTTACGGATTTAGCCCAGTAGAGCGAGCGCTTTCACTAGCAGACATTTACCTACGCCGTCAGCAATGGATACGCGCTGAGTACACAGATGGCGTTATGCCTGAATTGATGTTTACAACTGATGAAGATTGGGGAACTAACCCTGATCTCTTGCTTGCTTATGAGCGTATTCTCAATGATGATCTTGCTGGACAGACACAGCAACGCAAGCGCGCCCGCCTATTGCCAAAGGGTTTAACTCCAATTGTCAATGAAGGTTATGGCGAAAAGTTTAAAGATACTCTTGATGATTATTTAGTTACTTCTATTTGCGGTCACTTTGGCGTTCAACCATCTGAAATTGGTTTTTCTCCAAAGGGCGGTTTAGGTGGCTCAGGTTATTCAGAAGGTCAAGCAGAAAATGCAGAAGCGTTAGGCATTGGCCCGCTTGCTAACTGGATCTCAAAGCAACTAACAAATCTTTCTTACACATACTTAGGTATGCCGCGTGAACTTGAATTCAAACTAATGACTTCAAACCGTTTGGACAATGAAGAAAACGCCCGCAAGAATGAAATTGAAGTGCGCTCAGGCGGTAAGTCAATCAATGAACGCCGTTCTGAAATGGGCTTGCCTTTACTTGATACACCACAGGCAGACATGCCAATGATGGTTACAGGTTCAAGCGTTTTGTTATTTTCACCTGATGGCATTATTGATGCGGTTACTGCCGCAAATGCTCCAGCACTTAGCGGCTCTGATGCAACACCAATTAATCCAACAACTCCTAATCCGTTGGAAGAAAAACCTGAAGAAATAGCCGTTACAGATAGTTCAGAAGAAGAAGCCACAGAAGTAAAAGCATTTATGAAATGGGCGGCTAAAGGAAAACGCGCAAGATTATTTGAGTTTAAATCACTAGATCCAATTGTAGGAGATGCTCTTAACCGTTGTGCTTTTGATGGCGATTTAGATACCGCTAGGGCGCTGGCTAAGGCTTATCTAACATGATCAAAGGCGCTCTTGAGGCAGACGGGCGCTTAGCGGCAAAGAACGCGGTCAAGATTAGAGCGGCGTTGTACCAGGTAACGGATTTTAAAAGAGTTTTTGATAAGTATCAGGAAACTCAACCGCAACCAACTGACAATCCTGCACAAGACCGCACACGCGCTCGCTCATGGCTCATACTTAACATTTATCTTAATGATGAACCGTTGCGTCAAACCGTTACACGCGCATGGGCTGAGGCTTACCTTTTAGGGCAAGCCGCCGCTGGTGAATGGATACGCAAAACCCGTGAAGCAAACAAGGCTGATGATATTGAAATCAATTGGGATAACTGGAAGCCTGGAGATAAAGCCACTGCTCTTTTGCTCAATCCGCCTAAAGGTTTTCTTGATTATTTAACAAGCGTAAACGCTGATAGTTATTTCAAAAAGTTTAATAAAGAAACTGTAATAAATTTAGGCACTGCTCTTTCTGACTCAATCGCCGCTGGCCTAGATGCTGAAAGCGCCGCTGTAATGATTGGGCGGCATGTGGCAAGTCCTAGCCGCGCTCTTACAATTGCCATTACTGAGCAAAACCGCGCTATGTCATTTGGCTCAATACAAAATTACAAAGAGGCTGGCCTACAAAAGATGGAATGGGCGGTATCTGATCCATGTGATGTATGCGCTAAAAATGACGGGCAAGTAATTGTTATTGGTCAAACCTTTGCGTCAGGTGATGCTCAGCCCCCTGCTCACCCACATTGCCGTTGCGTGTTGCTCCCTGTAATTCCTGGATATGAGGAAGAACCTGAGATGCCAGGCGCAACAATTATTGCACCACCGCCACCTGCACCTGCTTTCCCAACTGCTCAACAACAAGCAGAACGGATTATGGCAGAACTCCATGCACCTAAAGTTACAAATAGCGCTCAAACTTTCTATGAACAATTAGATGCGCGTGACTTTAAGCCTGGTGAATGGCAAATTCTTCCGCGTGATGTTGTAAGAGAAGCCGCTGTACAAAACCTTATACGCTCTTACAGTACCCCGCTTAGCAGAATGAGGGCTGAAGCATTGCTTAGCCCCAACATAATTAAGCGAGCAGATAAATCATTATTGGATAAAGGCGTAATTTACAAAAATGGCAAAATTGAAGTTCAATTTAGTTATCAGGGTTTAAAAACAACAGAAGCGGAACGCGCTTTAGTTATTAAAGAAGTAGAAAAATTACAAATAAATAACCCTAAAGAACGGGCTGTTATACACATTGAAAAAGAGTCAAAAACTAAATACGGTTGGGCTTATGGCGGCAGATCAGATTTATGGGTAACTCCTGAAACTGTTAGAAATCCCCTTTACGGAGCAACAGAAAAAGGCGGGTTCAAAATGCCTGTTACTCCTAAAACAACTCAACTTGAATACACGCTTACCCATGAATGGGGTCATCTTATTGATGACATTTCATACGGATCGCAAAGTTATCAACGCCAAAACGCTATTGCTAGACTTAAAGCGCAATTTCCTGACGCGTTTAAAAGTCAATACTCAGGCAGAAACACTAAAGAATTTTATGCTGAAATGTTTACTGAGTATATTCAAACAGGAGGAAAAACCCCTAACGCTTTGGTTCAGGCTATGGCTAAAGAATTTGGTTGGAAAGTTCCTGTAATTGTTAAACCAATAAAGGTTATTACTTTTGCTTCAAACCCTGCCAAAGTTAAAGATCTTGAAGCATGGGATAAAAACAAAATTGTTGAAATTTCTAAAATTAAAGATCCTCCTAGCGCGCCTACAAAAATTTGGCAAGGATCTACTAATGAATACATTACAACATACCGCCCTGTTGGTGGAGATCCGCGCTTAAAGGCTTTGCTAGAGGCTCAAGGGTTTACGGCAAAACCTATTATTGTAAGCGCCAAAGATTTCGATTTGTTGGCACAAAAAGGCGGCGTTAAAGTGTACCGCGGCGTAATTGGTGATGAAACGCTTACCGCTGAGCAAATGATTGAAATGTTTAAATCGGGTGACATGTTTGTTGGTACTGGCGTAATTGGCAATGGAGTGTATTCAGGCGTAAATTATGAATTTGTTCTTAAATACGCAATGGATAAACCAGGCAATGTTTTGGAAATGGTGCTATCCCCAACGGCTAAATTTATAGAACATGATGTTGCCGAAACGGGAGCAAAAGCATTATCAAGCGCTTTCTATGACAAAGCATTTGGGCGTTCTTACAGCGATCCAGTAATGGGGCAATTTGTAGATGCTTATGTAGAAACAATGGGAGGCATGCCAACAGACACTTTAAAAGCAATTGCGTTCCGTGATGACTTGCGCGCTTTAGGTTGGACATTTAAAGATCCTGGTGCATACGCCGCGGCTAATGGTTATGACGCAATTAGGTATTCAGATTTAGCAGACAATGGCAAAGATGCCATGTATGTAATTCTAAACAGAGGGGCAGTGGTGGTAAAAGAATGATTACAGACCATGTAATAAGCGTTAAATGGGCAACGGCTATCAATGAGTTTGACATCAAAAAGCCTGAAGATTTAAACACGCTTGCAGAATTTAGAGCCTGGTACACCAAAGCATCATCAATTGATGATGTGCCACAGCCATACAAAAATTGGGTGTTAAACGGTTTGCCCGCAAAACTTAAACATCTTAAAACAGATGGCAAGATGGAAGGTGTAACTTATGTCTGAAAAAACTGAAAGTTGTGAACCGCCAGTAGATGTTAATTGGGCGCAAGCATCAATTATTGAAGTTGTGTTAAGTGCTGAAGAAGGCATACCTGGCGCTAAAGCAGAATTGGCGCGTAGAGAAAAAGAGATTGATGAAATAATTAAAGGCGCTGACATTGAAAAAGGCAACCCAAACCATGATGACAGAGGGCGTTTTACTACTGGATCACGCGGCCCACAAGCCGTTGGCGGTGGAGCGGGAGCAGAAGCGCAACAAGCAGGAGCAGGTGAACCAGTTGAAGAAACTGATAATTACCGCATGCGTCACCAAGCCCCTACAAGATCAGATGAATTTGGATCTCCTGCAACTGATGTTGAAGAAATGATGCCAGGCTTTTACAAAAATCCTAAATTGTATGGTTCAGGTTATGCTCAATCAGATAAGGAAAGCAGGGCGGCAATTGTGGCAATTCAAGGCAAACCTAACGCCCCTGTAACTATTTACAGAGCCGTACCTGAAGGCGTGGACAAAATTAACCCTGGCGATTGGGTAACACTTTCACCTACTTACGCTAAAGAACATTTAGCAAGTAATGTATTAAATGGCGGCAAAATTCTAAGTCAAGTTACACCCGCCAAAAATTTATGGTTTAACGGTGACAGTGTTAATGAGTTTGGCTTTGACCCCGTAGATTAAAACACTTGTGTAAGCAAAAATTGATACAGTTAGCGTAAGGCTTTATGTATTCCAATGGATTGAGGACTAATGGCTACTTTAACAACAACATCATATTTCAGCATTGAAAAGGCTGACCGTAACGCAGACGGCACAATGACCGTTTACGGTAAGGCAACAGATGACTCAATTGACATTGATCAACAGATTTGTGATGGTGATTGGTTAAAGCGCGCCATGCCAGCCTGGTTTAAATCAGGTGGAAACATTAGAGAACAACACAGCAACATTGCCGCGGGCGTAGCAAAAGAGTATGAGGCTAAGGCTGATGGTCATTACATTGGTGTTCTAGTTGTAGATCCCGTAAGCGTCAAGAAAGTTGATGCTGGCGTACTCAAAGGTTTTTCTGTTGGTATCAAAAACCCACGGGTTGTGCGCGACAGCAAAGCGGTCAATGGTCGCATTGTAGATGGTCAGATTGTAGAAGTTTCTCTAGTGGACAGACCCGCCAACCCTAACTGCCAACTTGTTTTGGCTAAGTCAGTTGATGGCGAAAAAGACTTAGTTCAAGTTGAAGAATTACATGAAAAAGAAGTATCAGAAAATGATAATCCAATACAATCTGACAATAACTCTGAGAAAGAAAGTGATGCAATGGACACATCAACAGTTTCAGTTCCTAAGTCTATTGTTGGCGATCTTGTTAAATTTGATAAGGCTCAGTTTGAAGCGGCGCGTGAAGCGTTGGCTAACCTTATTTCAATTGAAGCGCAAGAAATGAAGGAAGGTCACAATGAACTTTCTTCACTTGCACACCTACTAGAAGCAGTTGCTCACCTTCACGCATGGTATGAAGGCGAAGAAGCAGAGGGAGAAGTAATGGAAGAAACAGATGTAGAACTTTCAGCAGGTTCAGAAGAAAAAGAAATGATGCCCGCTAAAGGTGAAACTAAAGATGCTTTTATGAAGCGTTGCAAAGAAGCAGGAAAAACTGATGATTACGGAATGAAGTGTTGGAATAAATACATGGAAAAATCTGATGCGGCTACCGACATGACACCAACAGCGGAAACAGGTGCAAACCTAGATACAGCAACAATTGTATCTCCTGCTGAAACACCTAAATCAGCAGAAGTAAGCGGCCTAGAAGTAGCAGACATTGATGCTGATGAAGCACCTGCCACTGAAGAAGCGCCCGTTGATGAAGAAGAAAAAGAAGTTTCTACTGATGAAAATTCAGCAGATAAGTTAGAAGCCATAGTAGAAGAAGTGGTAGAAAAAGCAACAAAGGCTCTCAAATCAGAGATTGCCAACCTTGTATCCGCAAAAGAGGCGGCTGAGGTTAGAGCAATGAGTTTGGAAACTGAGTTGGCAACCGCAAAATCTTTGGCTCTAGGTGGTGGCCCAAAGCGAACAGTAAGCCCAATTGATGTGAAAGCAACAAATGATTTACTAACTAAGGCCGCTGTTTACAAAGAAAAAGCAAAAGCAACAAATGATCCAACCCTTGCTAAGGGATACAAACAACTTGCACAAGAATTCATTGACAAGTATGAAGAAACTCTTAACAAGTAATTAAACAAACTCAAACTAATCTCTGAAAGGAAATACAAATGGCGCTAACCGCCCCAAAAGTTGCTGATTTATTCAGTGACGCAACTCCTAGAGAGGCCGCTGAACGCTTTGAGGAATACTCAAATGAACTCAATAAGAGCCTTTCTAACGCTTCACATACACCAGGACAAGCACCAACAGCAGATCCACTTGCAACACTAGAAGCATTGGTTGCAAACAAGTCACTTACAGGTGATGCAGCAGCAGGACTTAACACTGCTCTTGCAGCACAACGCATGGCTATGCAGGACATTGGTAAAGAAATCACTCTTACTTCTCCATTGTCATCTTCATTTGCAGCGTTTGACCTTGAAGCACCTTCTAAGTTGCTTACACCACGCCCAACACCACTTCGTAACCGTATCCCACGCAAAAAAGGCGTTGGTACTTCACACCGCGTAAAGCGCGTTCTAGGTTACACAGGTACAGGTACAGGTGGACAAGGACAGATTTGGCCTGGTATCTCTGAAAACACACAGAATAACTTTGCTGGTGGCGGTTCTACTCCACTTGAGTTAATCCGTGGCCCACAGATTTCATACACAGCAGATGATTTAATTCTGCCTTACAACTCTTACTCACTATCTGATCAGGTTTCATTTGATGCAAACTTCTCAGGTATGGGTTACCAGGATCTACGCCAACTATCATCAACTTCAACTCTATACGCAACAATGCTTATGGAAGAACGCATGATGCTAATGGCTCGCGGAACAGCATCAGGATATTCAGGCGCACTTGCTGCACCAACAATTGCTACTGCAACCGCTACCGCGACTACTTCAGGTCAAACAGCACTACCTAATGCTCAGTACATTATTTTTGTTACTGCTGACGCTGGTATTTCTGCAAACGGCTTTGGTGAGTCAATTGTTTCAGCGCAAGCCGCGGAAACAACTTCAGGAAGTAATAAAACTATTGTAGTAACTTTAACTGCACCTGTTGTTGGCGCACTTGGTTACAACCTTTATGTTAAGTCAGGCGCTCAAGCAACTGCTACATACCAGGGAACATTCCAGGGCTTAACAGCAACACTTCAGGGTGGAATTGCTCCTAATTCAGGAAACCTAATTACCTACACAACTACGGGTGCGCTTGTTACACGCGCCGCCGCAGATACATCTGCTTACGCAACTGGTTATGACGGAATTCTTCCAACAGTGCTAGGCCCTAACACTGGCTTCAACAACGCAATCAACAGCACTTTCTCAACTGCTAACCCAGGTGTGGAATTCCAAACTGTTTTTGCTAACTTGTACCAGAATGTAAAGGCTGATCCAGACATTGTTCTAATGAATGGTAATGACCGTAAACAACTATCTGATGCAATCAAGAATGGTTCAACTGCTAACTATCGCCTAGTTATTAACAACCCAGGCGAAAGCGGCACAACATACGGTTCTATTGTTACAGGACTTCAGAATGAAGTTACTGGTAAGGCAGTAGATCTTATGGTTCACCCTTGGCTAAACTCAGGTGTTGCTCCAGTTCTTTCATGGACACTACCAATTCCTGACACTCAGGTATCAGATGTTTGGGCAAACTTCCTAGTTCAGGACTACATGGGTATCCAGTGGCCTGTAACTCAGTTCACCTATGACTTCTCAACATACTTCCGTGGAACATTCTTCTGTACTGCTCCAGCATGGAACGGTGCAGTTTCAGGAATTGTTTCTGCCTGATGTGTTTAGAATGTGGTTGTAATCAGCCTACAAATAGTCATGGTGGTGGTCAGACGGTTTTACCTGATGGCACACCTTCACACATGACTACGGCTGAAATGATCACACAAAAGTAATTCAATAAGACGGGAGGGGCGCGGCATATTTGAACAGCCGCGCCCCTTTCCCAATTTAATAGGAGGCAAAAAATGGCAAGATGGGTAGCACCTGATAAAGGCGTGAAAGAAACTGTTGTAGGCGGGCAAAGTTATTACACAGACCGTCAAGGTATCTATACTGTTGAAAACGCGGCTCACGCTAGAGCAATGAAGGCAGAAGGTTTTTTTGAGGCGGCTTTAAATCCTTACAGCAGTAAAGACAGCGAGCGGGGCTTTACTTGCGTAGAATGTGGCTTTGGTAGTTGGTTCAGAAAATGTTCGCGTTGCGGGCATGAGAACGGCGCTCCTGAGCGAGATGGAGAATAAAAAATGGCAGTTGGTATTACTTCTGACATTAGCAGTGAAAGCAGTTACTTAAGTGTTGCTGAATACAAGCAAGCACCAACCGCTTTAAGCCTTAGCACACTTGTAACGGGTGGCAATCAAGCGGCGCAAGATGCTGAATTGGAAACTGTTATTTTACGCGCTTCTTCATACATGAATGAGTACCTTAATCAAAATCTTGTGGCTACTGAATACACGGAAACGCAACGCATACGCTATTCAGCATCAGGCGGTTACTATGCTTTGCACCCGTACAATGCACCAGTTATTTCTTTGTCTGCTTTTAATTATGGGGCTAACCCAAATCAATTAAACGCTTTACAAGATTGCTCAATAGCCTGGTTTGAAGGCCAGCAAATTATTATCCCTGGCAATCAAATTGGGTGGAATTACACTTCACAAGGCCCATTGCAATTTGGTGGCTCTATCGGTCAAAGCAATTGGACATTTACAAAATACACATACATTGCAGGTTATGCCAATACAATTAACACGGCTAACACAGCAGTAGGCGCAACTTCAATTGTGGTTGAAGATGCCGCGGGTATTTTGCCAGGCGAGCAGTACCGTATTTTTGATGGCGCTAACACTGAGCGCGTAACCGTAAGCGATAATTACACATTTGGAAGCACTACCGTAACTTTACAATCTCCTATGCTGTATGCGCATTTAGTAGGAGCAACATTTAGCAATTTGCCTAACGCCATTAAACAAGCATGTATTTTAATTACAAGCGCTTTTATTAAAATGCGTGGCGATAGTTCAACAACTATGGCTTACACAACTAGCCCTTCAGGAAATGTTGCTGGTTCTGTACGCTATGGCAATGACATTGCAGTAGCCCTAGACATGGTGAACAAGTACCGTAGGGTCAGATAATGACTTCAACGCCACTTCTTACAGGTCGCGCCGCTGTACGCGATACGCTTTCGCGCTTTATTTTCAACCCGCCTATTCAAAATCTTAATCAAGTATTTACTTCATTTCCAAAAATAATTAATTATGAAGTAAATGCTCAACCTGGTCAAATGACTAGAACCGTAGCAGTTGTTTACATTGCTGATGAATATGAAACTCGTTTAGCAATTGGTGGTGCGCATAACGGTTGGAAGCGTATTGATTACACTGTAATTGTTCAGATCTTTTGCGTTTCTTTTCACCGCAATTCTGAATTTGCAATGGCTGATTTTGACGCGGTTATTGATTGCGTTAAAGAGCGTTTGCGCTCTGATCATAATTTTGGAGATCCAACAGGCAATCTTGTTTGGCAAGGTGCTGAACCAGTTATACAAGCGCGTTACGGTGAACCTAGTACAGAAAAAGATGGGGTCACAGAAATCTTTGCTGAGATACAATTTCCCGTAACACAGATGATCCAGGCATAAGGGGAACATAATGAAGTACAAATACAATGGAACTGATGAACGCGTGTTCCCAGGTGTAAAGGTCACTGTTAAACCTGGTGATGAGTTTGACGCGCCTGAAGGTTTTAAAGCGGCAAATGTAATTGCTGTTGCTGAAAAAACTTTCACAGCAAAACCAACAGAACCAAAAGAAGAAACAAAAGAAGAAGCAAAACCAAAAGAAAAAATCACAATGTCTGCCGCGTCAGACCATAAATTAGGAGATGAATAATGTCTGTACAGCAATCCGTTCGCTCGTACTTAGGTATTGCTAAAGAGGCAACCCGCGGTACGGCAGTAGCACCAACCGATTTCATTCCAGTAATGAAAGATGCCCTCAAGCCAGTGGACATTGTTGATCCACTTTATGACACAGGTTTGCGTGGTTCAAATGTTCTTAACTACAATTATATTCCAGGGCGCACACGCTCAACAGTGGATTACGGCGGCGCTGTATTTGCTGACACTGTTGGCTATGCAATTGCTGGTTTATTAGGCGAAGTAGCAACAACAGGTGCAAGCGCACCTTATACACATGACATTACACTTTTAAACAGCCTTGCTGTTGGTGGAGATGTTCAACCAATTTCATATACACTAACAGATTTTTACGCTGTTGATGTTCGCTCATATCCTGGTTGCCAGTTCTCTGACTTTTCATTAAAGTTTAACGCTGACGGCATGCTTGAATATGACGCTAAAAGCACTGGTTGGTCATCAGAAGTTGTTGCGACACCAACACCATCATTCTCAACAATTCTTCCAACACCAGTTTGGCGCGGTACTGTTTCAGTAGGTGGCTCAGTTCTTGCAACAGCCATGACTGGCAACATTGATATGAAGCGCCCTGCAACACCTATTTATGGAATTGCATCAACACAAGATCCATATCAGGTATTTCTAGGCCCATTGGAAGTAACAGGCAAAATCACATTTGTTATGGAAGATGACAGTCAATTGCTTAACTTCCTTAACAACACTCAACCTGCTCTTGTATTTGATTGGAATTACGGAACAGGTGCGGCTGAAGTTCAGATTTCTGCAACTCTTACTAAGGGCGCTTACACCACTGGTGTAATTGAACGCGGTGAAGATTTTGTACAGGTATCTGTTGATTTCAATGCGCAATCAAATACTACTGATGCTGGTGCATCAGGTGGTTTCTCACCTATCTCATGGACACTGCAAAACGCAAAGCCATCAGGTACATACGCCTAAACTAGATCAGGGCGGCGGCGTGGTTGAGGGCGATTGCCTTCCCGCTCTCCCGCGCCGCTTGCTCTTTTTAGGTATGATTTAAGGAAGGCAACTAACAGGAGGCAACATGTCTAAAGAAATAAAACTGCCATCAGGGGCAACAGTTACATTAAAAGATCCAGCAACTTTGCGTGTTAAAGATCGCAAAAATGTTATGCGTAGCGCTGACAATGCTGAAGGCGGGGATCTTACAAAAGCGCTTGCATTAGGTGATGCACTTATTGCAATGCTTGTTGAGTCATGGTCATTTGATCTTATTCCGCCATCAATCAAACTTGAGTCATTAGATGAATTAACAATGACTGATTATGATGCTTTAGTAGAACATACAAAAGATGCTCAAAGTTATCTGTTCCCTAACCTGGCTAAAACGCCTGAAGCAGAGGCAGACCCAAAAGCGCTTGGCGAGAACTCCAACGCCTAAAATGGTTACTCAAGGGAGGGGAACGCCATGAGGCGTTCTCTTACCCTGATGAAAAATGGTTTTATTACACAATGGCTGAAAGGTTTGGTTGGACACCTGAACAGGTAGATAACTTGCCCGCAGAAACCGCAGACTGGTTAATAGCAATTGCTAGAACCATTGATGAAGTAAAGGCAGAAGCGAGAGAGTAAATGGCTGAAATTGTTATTACAAATCTCAAGGATATTCTTGCCGCAATTGATGGTACAGCGGAAAAAATTGCTCAAGGCGCACAACTAGGAATTATGCGCGTTGGCCTTGCTGTTGAGCGCCAGGCAAAATTAAACTTTCAAGGCACACGCTCTTACAAAAAACGCATAAGCAAAAGCGGTAATGCCTATTTAGTTACTACACCCCCGCGACATGTTGGCGGCTCAGGGCCTAACACTGTTACAGGTAATTTGAAAAGATCTATCAAAACAACTTACAGAAGTGGTTTGGGAACTTACACTGCTGAAGTAGGGCCAACAATGATTTACGCCAGGCAAGTTGAGAAAGGCGGCGGCAATTGGAAGTCAGGAGTAAAATACCCTTACTTAGAACCTGCCGCGTTGATGCTATTAAAAAATGGCACATTGACTAGGGTTTTTACAACCGCTGT